CCACTGTTGACATCAATACCTTTCGGATCAAATCCAGGCCAATAACCTATGGCCTTGTCGCGCAAATTAGTTTGCGTTATAGTACCTGCTGTTGGGGCTCCAAAAACCCACGTACGGTGATGTACATAACGACGCATTAAGTCTCGTAGACTTTTTGGCGATTCCCCGAAATAGACGTTCATAGTCTGATCGATCTCTTCAGAAGTAACTGCTATATCCTGAATCCCCCCAGGGTCTACAGGTATATCAGTTGCTCCCATAGTAGTCCCAGATGGAGCTTCTTCTATTGTTCCAGATTGCGGACTGTAGCCGGTATAACCGGTACTCCGACGCTTATATTCAGACAAAGGCTTGTCCTTTAATGAAGGTAAAGCTGCACTCTCCTCCCTATCCTCAGGGATAGTTGTTAATGGATCGCCTAGCTCTGGGAACAAAGAATATAGATGAAGTGTGGAAGGATTTGGCGAAGCAAACTTGATATCAGGCACACAAGAGACATAGACGTTAAAAGAAATATCCGTGTCTGGTGCTGGCGCTACCAAGCTATTCACGACATCCACTTCCAATATTCCATTCCATTTGTTGTCAAATGAGGTTGGTAAACGCGAAGTATTATGAATAGTGTCGGTTCTGACAGGTAACATAACCTCAGTCTGCAACCAAGGTTGAGACTGACCCCATCCTATAACCACTTCAAAATCATCCTCTTCAGCCAAATCAATCACTCGCGAATATACAGTATTATATTCGACAGTGCTACCATGCGATTTAGGATCCCAACGCAAAAGAATTCTTCCTTTATGGAAATTACTCTTGACAGCTTGAAATCTAAACTTTATGGAACCCTGCCAATACTTAAACGCCTGCGCTAAATAGCACATCGGGGTGGCGTGTAATTCCGCGCTAATTCCTGGGACAGAATCATATAGGGAAGGACCCACTCTACAGTTCCACAAAAGGGTATTGGGAGCTTGCGTGGAGGCCATGGAAAAATTGGTTAAGTAAGATTCACGACATGCGAAATCTACTATACCCATTTGATCTTGACCATCTAGTCCAACCGTTCTAGAATCTATTGTCAACTCCTGCTTTGAATCTAAAGACAACTTATTAACAGCGTCAGCTGCATCCGTATTGGATAAATTACCAGTAGGACTAGGTTTTTGTAAGACCATGTCTGTAACTACTGGTGGTCGCGAATATCCAAAGTTGGATGCCATTTGACCGACACCTTTAGCCATCATCTCAGTAGCTCGTGCATACGGTGCTATACTAGGTAAATTAGTGAGAGCCCCTGCTGCATGAGCTATTGCCGAAGCAGGCTTAGAAATGATCCCCTTGCCGTATTCGTCACTTGCAGCATTCATTTTCCCAGACTGAGGTGAATAGTCACGTGCTGAAATAGCATTAAGACTAGTCGGGACAGTTAGAGTAACATCTGATGCCCATACGAACGCGGTTACAGTGACCGGATCATCTCCTCCATTTGCGTGCTTAAGGTTGCCAAATGACTTTACCGCAAGTTCCCCCATCATGGATGAATCATTATCCGTCAAGGACATATAATTATTGTGGTAGAAAAATGGCATGTCAATCTGACCACCCGAGTTATTTGTAGGGTTCAAGAATATATGAGGTTTCTGAGATGCTCCGATAATATCTTGGTCCAAGAAATTCCTCTCCACTGTCACTTCATCATACAGATAGGGATTGTAAGATACAATAGCCCTACCATAGTGAAATCCTGTTCCTGAAATAACAAATTTGGCATGCAAATTCATACGCAACAATTCATAATAAGATGTTTTCTCTTTGACTCTAGGATTTACTAAGAACAATTCCCACGGGTTGAAATTCTCAAACAAAGGCTGTCCAACGACCCACTGAGTCTCCCAAACTTTTACGGGACGACCTAAGAAATCTCCTAAATCTGAATCGTTGTTGTTGGCTAAGTTATACGTAGCGTCGCGACTCTCCGTTATGGAGGTAGTCCAACCAGCCAACTGGTCGGAGAATCCAGTAATGGATTCCAACTTTTGACCACTACCTTGGGCAATGGTAGTACCAGGCTCGCCAGCCTGTGGTACATACTCGCTGAGTTTTAAGTCCTCAGCAGACTCTACTTCATTAAAAGTGTTAGTGAGACGCTTTATTTATACGGGTAGCATCCTTGCCTCAAAGGACACTCCTATCGCACGTTTTATTGCAGTGGGACTCTGCGGTAACTAAATAGCACTCAGGTTTCAATACCCCCCATTCCTATCGCAAGCATTCCAAGCCGTAATAAACGGGCTAAAATACGAACTTGTATGTAACCAATACGATAAGTGTGATTTTGGCTTTTCCGTAGAACTACGACACTCACGCGCGCCGCGCCCAGTTTAACGACATGGTGGTCGGGGATGAGACTTACCACAAAATGGGTACAGTCTCAAGAAAATCCGTGTATGGAGCGGGGAACACGGGATCCCCATGCATGTGCACTAATTGCATTCCATACTCTGTAGCAATTATTCCATAAATTGTACGAGTAGGAAAGATCGCGCTCCAAATATTAGTATAGCGCACAGCTTGTTGCACGACCTTAGTCATCATCCCTTCGCGCCCGATAACGCGTTTACACTCGATGACTAATACAGCCTCTTCGGTGACATAGGCTAAATCTCCTTGGCCACATTGTGTCGAAATAATAGTATATTCCTCATATGCAGGCTTACCTAACATAGACTTTACGTAGTTAACTATCGTTAGTTCTTGGGAAACCGGTGTTGGATCAGTCACTTCACTTACCGTAGAATCCCCCCAGTAATCACAATCAATGGTATAACCACTGTCATCTGATTCACTAGCAGAATGCGGTTGATAGTTCTCATCTTCAACACTATATTTTTCCTTCCAACGAACAACACGCTCATCAAAGTCTAGGTTCAATGTCGTGCATGGCAAATCTTCTATTTCAGCTATTTGCTTCATCTGTGCCAAACGCTTATCAAAAACTTCACGGCCATGGAAAAACCACTCACGTAAAGCACCGTCAACATTTTGACACGCTACCTCCTTAGGAGTAAGCGCCTTTGATTTCACTACGGCATGCAATGATTTCATGATAGATTCTTCTGCCAACGGTCCGACATATCTATTCAAGGCTGGTTCCCACCTAAATCCTCTCTTAAGAAAGTCTAATTCATGCAAAGACATGTACGGTCTAGGGTCTGATGTTTTATCGGGCATAGTAAATGTAATATCGATTTCCCGAAGGATACCAGCCATAACTACGTGGTTAAACCTATCGCAGTTCTTGTCCGTACCGCACGCCGCATCATCTCCATATGTGATGAGGGACATGACATCTCTGAATCGTGCTGGTCTATTTAATCCCACCTTCTCACCTAGTTCACCTAGATCTTCTGGTGGATACACCTTGAAGAAACAATATCTAAATAGGAGAGAATTTACAATACTATTAATGTAGACTGTCATATTTTGCCCTGAAGGATTAGTGCCATGGAAACGCACTAATGTTCCATTATAGGCAATCAGTGGAGTACAAACCTCATGCACAATTACTCGCATGCGTTGTAAGTCTGCTTTCGAGTACCTACCGGACCAACTAGCAATCTTCATCATCACTGCGAATGCAGAGAGGGTGAGTTGTGCTGGCATACGCACATCATACTTCTTGTAGTCGCCAGCTACAATTTTATCGTCGCCAAATTTCGCAATGAATTCCGTCAATTCATGCCACTCGGGACCGTGAGCATTGATACCTACAGCCGTCTCCGCAATCAATGGGTTCACAGATAGGAACCTAGCTATCGGAAGGAAGTATTTCCTTATGATAAATTGGAGTACAAGAGGTGCTCCCTCGAAGACTCTTACCTTAGTCTCATTGACTTTCCTAGGCTCATCCTTTAAGTTCGCTCCAAATATGAGATTTAATGACTCGTTGGCATCTGCTTGCGTCAATACCTTATAGATGTACGCTTGGACTTCAGGTGTGAACTGCTTTGGACAAGCATGATCCTCAGTAGGTTCTAACTCTTCCAAGTACTTGGACTTAGGACCTCCAATAGGATAACCAATAGAAGTGCTTGAAACCATAGCATCTATAAATCTTTCACCGTCTCGACCAGATATAGTCTCCTGATCTGTAAGAGGAGCCAATTGGTTCGTCCAATATGATGGGTTAGCATCAAAAACTTCGCGAAGACCCGAAAGATAGTCCTCCATCGCAAAGTTCAATGCAGATTGCGGTAGCCCAGGTGAGGGCCGAGCTGCATGCTTCAACGTCTCATACCAAGGGATCCACGTGCCACTATCGGTGTGACCCTTCTCATTGACAAATGGTTGCTTGAAAGCAGGACCACTCCATGTATTGGGTACACCAGTTACTTTGGCAACTGTGTCAGAAATAGGCGTAGGTACGACATCAGAATGCATTGTAGACCGCCCAGTGACAGAGCCATATACGGTCAATGTGGCATCCTCAGGCAAGAAATTAGTTCCACATTTATAGTGCACATCTTTGGAAATGGCAAAATGTTTTCCTAATATAGTCTCCTCTATGTCCTTGGTTATGGGAGGAGGAATATGCGTTGGGCTTAGTGCCGTGACCTCAATCACAGCACGATCCAATTCAGGCGAGGTGATAGCAACTCCAACTCCATCCCTAGTACCATTCCGACCACCAATGTGGAAACCCACAATTTTCTTCTCGATAGAATCACTTACCAAAGGAAACATACACATCCCTGGTTTTGTGGTTGTATTCCGCAAGGTGTAGTACGATCCAGGGAAAGTGTACGGACCATTGCTAGCATCACTAACATGGTTCCACCAACCAATGTCCGTAACATGCCCTTTACCCTGGAACCCATGAATAGCAACCGTAATAGGGTGCCTAACATGATCTTCCTCAAAGTGCTTTCCCATATGATTGGTGGGTCCACCGGATCCAACATAAATCATAACTAAGTCCTTTCCCGGTATCCTATAAGCCATAGTTGGATCTAAAATAAAGTTGAGAGTTCCACCAGGACCTCTTAGTGTTGCCTTGGTAGGCTCCTCGGGCATTGTATGATATGGAACCACAAAATACTTGGTCCAATAATAGAAAGCCAAGCAAGTATCTCCATCAATCTCATAAATAAAAAGATGGTTGCGCAGAGCATTCCATGCAAAATCCTGATTCACAAAACTTCCTTTATTATCTAAAGGTTTAATTTCAGGCTTTGCCCAGATACACTCCTCCGCGTCACGAGCTTGAATTTCAGCTACTGTGCGCGGTTGCAAACAACCTTGCACAGACATGTTCGCCCTCAAAGCTTTGTAAGTCTTAACAGCTCCATAAAGAACTGCTAGACCCGCAAAAAGACCACATGCGTACTTAACGTGTTCATCACGCATCGACTTAAAGCACGCTGGTAAGGCTTCACGATCCTCTTTCAAGCGTTCCAAGTATGCCGTTTTCTTCGTCTCAACTACTGTAGCAAAAGTAAAACTGAAATAAATTGCGCTACAACATAATAATATAGCAGTCGGTAATACCCCTATTGTGAAAAGTAGTGGTAGTGAAACAAAGAAATTGCCGGCTAGGGCTAGTTTTATATAATCTTTCACATCGGTTCCAATGATATCTTCGCCCATAGTCATGATGGTGGCCTTAATCCAATCATTATCCATCCACTGTTCTGGAATCCAATTCGTCCAACAAGAGAAAGGTGACTCTTCATAAAGTTTAAGTTGTGCTAACACAGCATCAATAGCCATATCCTCTACTCTAGACTCATAAACAAGCTGAGCAGTCTGGATCTTGTGCTTGTATTTGCCAGCTTTATTCTTCAACTGACGAGCCAATCTATCTCCAAAGTGTGGTTGGTAATCAGATTCAACGCTAACCAAATCGCTAGTATCACCACCAATTTCGCCACCAACGACTTTATGGACACCAAACTTTGTTCTAGCCTGCAAATTCCATTCTCGAAGGGCAGTCTCTTCTCGTTTAAGTTTAAGAAGGAGGCTACGAGCCTTAGAGTCCTTATCATGGATGGCGTTCCTAGCTTTAATTGCAGACTCGAATTTGGTCTTTACAGCTTTCAACTTGGCAATGTTCTTACGAGCAACTGCCATTTCATGCTGCAATTTTGCATCTGGGGTCATTGCAGAGGTGTCAACCTCTACCTCGTCCTCATCATCATCTGACTCCAGTTCCAAATCAGGAATGTCATCCATACAACATTCACAAGTTTCAACACACTTGTTGCATTCGCTGCAAATATGCACAATATCTGAAGCATCCGAAAAAGAATCAACAATTGTCTGTTGTTCTGCCATATGCTTCTGAGCGAATTCAATAGCGTAATTGACAAAATCAGTAATAGACATATCCCTATGGATAACTTCAAAATGACCAAAGTCCTGACCATCCTTACCGGCACCAATTGGCTTCTCAACATTAATATCCCAAATGTCGTTCAAGGAGTTAAGAGTTCCAAACTTCTTAATCACCTTAGCAGAATCCAACTTGTTATCAGTCTCAAATTCCTTCTTGACCCTCAAATCTACATGGATATGGCAACGCCTAAGTACAGACATGGCGTTATAAGATGTCAATCCAGCGTGCAAAGTTTTCACGTTCGTGGTAATAGTCATGACACTAGGTTCGATCGAGATCTTACCTTTGTTAGCGAGATCCGCCATAATGGCATACTCCCTAATGTTATTAACAATTTTCACAATAGTGTCCGAAGGTGCGATTTCCCAATATTCCTTTTTAGTGTTACCATAGTCATCTATTTTAACTCCAGTTACATAGGAACGATAGTTAGACATGTATTTATCTTTCTCATTCAAAGTACATATATACTGCGGAGTACAGGGAACACCCATAGCTTTGAGCATCGCGCTCATCACAATCTCGGCAAATGTGGACTTACCAACACCTGAAAACCCATGTATCTTAACTGTTGCAGGTGATCTCCTTAGTCCACCCGAAACTCGAATAGCAGAAAATTCCGTATGAATTTTGGTCAACTCCTCCCATTTCTGCTGTACTATCTTCTTTTCTGTTCCGTTCACGGTAGTTTTATACAATTGGCGGAACTCTTCGATCAAATCTGTCAATTCCTTGTCAAATTGATTTTCAGTTGTTCCCAAGAATCGTGATAAGTTTCCATTACGTGCGTGCTCCCATTCCGCTAATTTC